TCTGATATTGTTTTCGTAAACGAGGCAAACAAAGTTAAGTTTGATACTTACCGAGAATTAACCTCCAGAGCAAAAAGAGTTATAATAGATTTTAACCCTAATGCAAAGTTTTGGTTTCATACCGAAGTTATGACCCGTGACGATTGCGATTTTATTAACCTTACTTATTTAGATAATGAGTTTCTTTCTGTAGAAGAAAAAGGCGAGATACTAAGATACAAAAAAAAAGGATATTCAGCCGATGGAACTATAATAAATGAGTATTGGGCGAATATGTGGAGGGTTTATGGATTAGGACAAGTAGGACAAGTAGAAGGTAGAATTTATAATTGGAAGTCAATTCCTTATGCGGAGTTTTTAAACCTAAACAAAGAGTCTTATTTTGGTGTCGATTGGGGTACAGTTGACCCATTCGCAATAGTTGAGGCTAAGTATCACGATGGTAATTTATACATACATGAGCACAATTACGCTAGTGAGAATGAAATAAGACGTTCTTTATCATCAATGGATTTACATTCAATTAACGGAGCAGACGAGGATGGTTTAGTAAGTTGGTTATTCCAAAAGCTAAACATTCCTAAAAAGAAAATAATTGTTTGCGATAATAACAGACCTAATAAAATCGTATCTTTGCGTAGAGTTGGTTATGAAAGTGCTGTTGCCGTTGGTGGCAAATCAAAGCTACTTGACCGTATTCAAATGTTACAAGGGTTAAACATTTACTTTACTGATACGTCAAAGAATATTGAACTAGAACAAGAGAATTATTGTTATCAGAAAGATAAGTTTGGAGTAGTTCAGGAAGAACCAATAGACCAAGATAATCACACGATAGATGCAGTTGCTTATGTAGTTCAAAAGATGTTTGATTTTGGAGTAATAAAAAAAATATAACAAAAAGCTATTTATATTAAAAATTAATATATATTTGCATAACATAAACCGTTTCATGTAGTGATTACAGCGAACAACACAACAACAAATAAAGGATAACCTTTGTATTTATATACTTAGGCTATCCTTATTTATTTTAATATGGGAAGATTTAATTTTAGTTTTGATTGGGGAAAACAACCGTTATCAGTCACACGTGATACATCGGGCAACTGGTTTACGGAAATGTTTAGAGCGGGTGCTACTTCAAAAGAGTACACTAACTATAAACAGAAACTAAATGCCGTTCTTTTAAATCCCGCTTGTACAAAAGTATTCAAATTAAATTGTGATTTGTTTTCGTTAGGCAAAGTTAACCAATACCAAAAAGATGAGTTAAAAGAAATTAACTATTTGTATTCTATCAAAAAACAACCTAATTTCTTTCAGAGTTGGACACAGTTCAATTGGGATTATATGTTTTGGAAAATGTTAGGACAGGCTATTTTATATCGTACTAACAATGTAATGAATGAAAGCACTCAATTATATTGGTTAAACCCCGCTAATTTTGATTTTAGTAATGGCAAAACAAAGTTTAGTAAAATGGTGTTTAGTAAAGCTAGTTTTGAGGAGCAACAAAAGCAAACATTAAAATATACGTTTGAAGATGGCACTACTTCTGATATTCGCATTTCTGATTTAACTTTTTTCTTTGATACTACTAATGGTATCGGCGGGAATTGGTATTTAGGGAATAGCGTTTTAGATAGTTTATATAAAGTAATATCTAATTCAGAACAAGCGTTAAATGCTAAAGCGGTTAACCTTGAATTTAGTCAGCAGTTTATGGCTAGTCAAAAGAATGACAGTTTAAGTGAAATACCGTTAGGGGATGAGGATAAAGAAAGTATTGAAGCAGTTTTAAGAAGTGGAAAAAAAGTTCATGCTGTTAAAAAACCAGTTGATATAAAAAGATTTGTTGATGATATTGCACGATTAAAATTAGATGATAGTTTCTACAATGACTATTTTATGATAGGTACAATGTATGGAATACCTAGAGATGTGCTAGAAGCTAATTTAAGAGGCTCTACATACGAAAACCAAGAGAAAGCAACAGCAAGACACGTCGAGTATAGTTTAAAACCAAGCGGACAAGATTTAACAGATAAGTTTGAGATACTTTTTGGCTTAGAAGATTTAAGAATGGAATGGTCGCACTTAATGTTTAACCAAGTATTTGAAAAGGAAAAACAAGAGGTTATTAAATTGAAGTTGGAAAATGAGCAGTTAGCTAAAGAATTAGGAATTAAAATTGAAACGTTATGAGTACTAAATTAAGCAATGCAGAAATAGAAAAAGCGTTAAAAGATGAGCAAATTGCTAAAGAGAAAAAAGCGAAGTTAAAAGCCTTGAAAGAGGAACAAATTATAAAAAAATGATAGTAGTTAAAGAATTTCAAGATAGACAATTTTTCAATAAGGAAGAATTGTTTACAGCATTAAGAGAAAATAAAACAACTCTTATTGCTCAAAAGAAAATGATTACTAAAGAAGCCGATGCAACGTTTCACTATGTAGGTATTGAAAATGATAAAGGTGAAGTAGTAAAAGCCGAAGCGATGCCGATAACGGATGCAAACACGCTAAAAGCTAAGTTAGTTATCAATACTACTAATTTATTAGATTCACATAACGACGTTCATTTAAAAGGTATTTGGAATAAATCAGTAAAAGAGCAAAAAAATATCTTATTACTTCAAGAGCATAGAATGACTTTTGACCACATTATAACTGATAATGTAAAAGCAACTGTTAAAGATATGCAATGGAGTGAATTAGGTTATAATTTTAAAGGAACTACTGAAGCGTTAACCTTTGATGCTACAATGAGTAAAGAGCGTAACGAATATATGGTTGAGCAATACGCTAATGGATATGTAAAAGAACATAGTGTAGGGATGCGTTACGTTAAGTTGGAATTAGCAATTAATTCAGAATCAAAATGGGATGCAGAAGAAAAAGCAGTTTGGGATAAATACTATCCTGAAATAGTAAACAAAGAACAAGCAGATGAAAGAGGTTATTTTTGGGCGGTTACAGAAGCTAAAATAGTAGAGGGTTCAGCGGTTGTAAAAGGTTCAAATTATGCCACTCCAACAATATCAGTTGAAGCCGTGAAAGACACTCCAACAGAAACAAACGAGCCGTCGTTAGACACTCAAAAAGAAGTAGAAAAATTATTAAGTAACATTAAATTTTAAACAAAATGGCACAAACACCAGAAGAAATGGCAAAAGCTATTAGCGATAATATTGCTGAATTAAAAACGCAATTGTCAGAAGCGTTAAATAAAAACGACTTCAACACGTTCAAAACCACAGTAGATGAGTTTTTGAACAAAAATAAAGAACTTGATTTCAATACTTTGAAAACTCAATTAGAGGATATTTCAGAGCAAATTGCACAAGTTAAAGAAAATATGTTGGGCGGACAAAAAGGTCAAACTTTTGAATCAGTTGTAAAAAATTGGATTTCAGAGAAACATGAGGACATCAAAAACGTATTAAAAGCGAAACACGGAGTTGTAGAGTTGGAAATTAGCAAAGAGGTTGCAAACATTACAACCGCTTCTGCTACTCCACAAGGTACAGTTCCAACATATGCACATCAACAATTCGCACCGGCTCAAAACGCAAACATTAGAGAGGGTTCAATCCTGAACTTAGTAACTACTTTGCAAACAAGTTTAGCGGCTTATCCATACACTGAGACAGTTCCAAAAGATGGGGATTATAGTTTTGTTGCTGAGGGTGTGGCAAAACCACAAATCGACTTAAAAATAGAGACACGTTATGCAACTCCGGTTAAAGCGGCTGCATGGATGCGTTTAACTGACGAAGCGGTTACAGATATTGTAGGCTTGCAATCTATTGCTACTGATTTCCTTTTCAAAAAACACAATCGTGCAAAAGCAAAAGGAATTTTAAATGGTGATGGTATTTCTCCAAATCCAAAAGGAGCGACCGAATACGGGCGTGCATTTGTTGCGGGAGATATGGCAGGTCAAGTTACAAATCCAAATATTATGGATGTAATTAACGCAGCTGTAACTGACATTTACACTACTCATAACTTTGAGGATGAAATGAATTATATGGCAAACATCGCAATGATGAATCCTATTGATTTCTTCTTAAACTTTGTAAGTGCAAAAACAGGGGATGGTTTGCCACTTTATCCAACTGCGGGACTTTTCAATATGGTTGTTATTGGTGGTGTAATGATTGTTCCTGACCAAGACATTGAAAGCGGTAAAATATTTGTTGCAGATTTAACAAAATACAATGTAACAAACTATGTTCCTTATTCTGTACAAATCGGATGGATTAATGATGATTTCATCAAAAATCAATTCGTTATTTTAGGAGAAAGCCGTTTCCACGCATTCGTTAAGAAATTAGACGAACAAGCGTTTATTTATGATGATATTGCAACCATAAAAGAGGCTTTAGCACCAGCAGAACCAAGCGTATAATCTTAAACCCATTTTAAATGTATTTAATAGACGCATCTTATTTCAATAGAGAAACAGCAATACCAAATGTAAACGAATTACAAGGTAACGCCTCAACAGAATTAACGCTTTTCATTGATGATAAGGTGCGTTTGTTATTACAAAATGTTTTAGGTTTTGAATTATTTACTGATTTAAACGGTGATATTACAAATGGTGTTTTAAAAACAGATGCAGAGCAGAAATGGAAAAACCTTGTTAACGGAGTGACCTACACTAAAAGCGGTAAACAATTCCATTGGAAAGGGTTACTTTATACAGAGGGTACTTTCAAAAGTTCGTTATTAGCTGATTACGTTTATTACTTTTGGTTAGAAAATGAAGTTTCTAACATGACTGGAGTAGGTGAGGTAGTACAAGTTAGTAAAAATGCGGCGTCTGTCAATTCAACACAACGATTGATTAAAACGTGGAATCGATTTGTAAATGCTGTTAACGGTGTGGAAACT